ATCTTCAACACCTGCGATTAACCTGTCTGGTATTACTTTAATCGGTGCAAAAGTCAAATATCGTTTAGTATATTACCCTCCGCTTGAAAATGAGCAGACTTCCCTCAACGCCCACTACGACTACGACGATACTTTTGATGATAAGTATCTAACGCTGACAACGCTGTACGGGGACCTGAATTTGGCGAACGCCACGATGGAGTTCGGCGGCTCCTACCTGGACACCTGGGCCAGTGCTTTAAAGAACACAATAAACGGCGAAGAGGCCTTTATACCACTTTCTTTATCTGGCAACCCAACTCTTTCTACCAACGCAGCCGGCGAAGATATTGGCACTCCATGGACCCCTTATTGGCCATTCGTCGACGCGTCCATCTCGAACATCGGCCAGGGCTGCGATCCCCTCTCCAGAGGCCCCGCGGGAACGTTTGGAGGCACGTACTTCCAAATGACGCCACTCGCCGCGGCCGGGTCGGGCTACTCAAACCGCGAGCTCTGGGAACTCGGCGGATGCATAGAACAACCATTCCCCGATGAAGTTCTCGAGGACGGATTTGTATGGTCCTGGCAGAAGTACCCGTGCCCAGTGCACGGGTCTTTGTGGGCCTATAGCACCACCGGCGACGACCCCATGAACGATCCCACCGCTACGTACAACTTCCCCACGCTGCAGACCGACGGCTCCGTGTTCGACTGGGAAACCGGCAACTTTAAACGGGATGATCCGTGTGGAGAGTGGATACAACAACCTCTCGAGGAGTTCATCGCCGAAGCCGGTCTTCTAGCGCTTCAAAAGAACTTCATTACCACCAGCATTCCAATAATGGAGCTTGAGTCTGAGGCACTAGGAACGAACGGAGTGGTTGATTTTGGTGCTGTTAATACCTACTGGAATGAAGAAGGCGGCGACTATCTCGAGATCTCGCAGAAGTCGGTGCTGCAAGATGCTTTGCCCGATTGGTGGGCTATTAAATACTCGCCCGACTATCCTAAGTTCGAATATTTCTTTTCAAAGATTATAAATAAAGATTCGGTATTTGAAGCAGTGCTGATGAACAACTTCTGCCAAACAGAGCTTAAGTTTTCCAGAGGAATGACCGACCTGTTTTCTGATACTCTAAATGGTGCTGCTGGATTATTTATAACTACTCTAGAAATAGGCGCCATGCAGTCCGGTACTACTGACGATCACGGGGTACTGGTCCCTAATGGCCAAGCGGCACCAGGTGAAACGCCGCCATATATTAATATACGCAGTTATATTCTAAAGGCTTTGCGTGAAATGCCTTTGCATATTTTAAAGGGCTTGTGCGAGGTTTTAGATCCGCACGTGATTATAACAAAGATAATCAAAGACATCTCAGGACAAGTCATTAATCAATCTATTGATGCTATGGAGATGGGTATCACTATCGCAGAGGAGACCTCACCGGAACCCATAGCCACCATTCTCAAGGCGCTGGAAGTAAATCCCGAGGCCTTTGTACAGTTTGCATTCTGTGAGCTAAATAAAGCAATGAGGGATTCCATCGACGACAAAGCCTCCGAGACCGACGAATGTAAGAAGTTTGGCGACTTCGGTAATGTAGATCCCTTTAACGAAATGAGTCCTTTTCCCACTTTTACTCTCAAAGGAGTCAACTTTACAGGCACAATTCCTGGCATATTTATGATGCCCCCTGGACCGTTCGGTATTGTGTATCTTATACTTCGAGCGATTCTTGAGGCAATCAATCTGGATCCGGATGATCAATCTGCGCCAGAGAATTCTTCTTGCGAATAGTAGAACAAAGCAAATAGAATTCTATTTATTCTAGAAAAAGGAGTATGATTATATATGCCTAGCAATAATGAAGGGTTGTCAGTGGCTCTTCCTTTGGCAATCGACCCAACTTTTGGGCCTTACAGCTTAAATACCACGTATGAAGATTTAGCCATACAAAATCTTAAAATGCTTTTGCTTACAAATCCTGGCGAAAGAATAATGCACCCAGCTTTTGGCGTTGGATTGCGTTCTTATCTATTCGAACAAAACTCGCCCCTTACTTTCGGCGACATCGAAAAAGACATCAAAAAGCAGACTGCACGATATCTTCCATATATAGGAATAGATCGAATACAATTTTTTACTTCTGAGGTTTCTGCCGATATGGATCCCAACTTCATGGGAATAACAGTGTTTTTTACGATTTTACCCCTTCAAGTATCGACATTTTTGCAAATAAGTACCAACGAAGGCTAATTAAATATGTTAATTGGAAATTCAATAAATGCCTAAAAAACTACAACCTATTAAATATACTAGTCGCGACTTCGATAGCATTCGCAGAGATTTAGAAAACTACGCAAAAAGATATTATCCAAACACTTACAAAGACTTCAATGAGGCCAGTTTTGGCGCCTTGATGCTGGATACTGTCGCGTACATGGGCGACATATTGTCTTTTTATTTGGATTACCAAACAAATGAGACTTTTTTGGATAGTGCCATAGAATATAATAATGTAATTCGCCTGGCGCGCCAAATGGGGTTCAAACTTAGTAGTAGTCCGTCTTCATATGGAAGACTTACCTTTTATATAGAGGTTCCGGCAACCACCACTGGCGCAGGCTCGCCTAATCTCGCCTATGCCCCGGTTTTGAAGTCTGGATCTCAGTTTTCCTCAACGGGAGGCGGTGTTTATACTTTGTTGGAAGATGTTGACTTTTCTAGAACATCTAACCTGCTAGTAGCCGGGGTGGTTAATAGTTCTACCGGTCAGCCATCAACATATGTTATTCGCGCCTCGGGCCGAGTAGTGTCAGGGCGCATTAACGTGGAAACCAAAACCATAGGTGAGTTCCAAAGGTTTTTACGAATTCCTTTGGCTACCAATACAGTGGCTGAAATATTATCAGTAACAGATTCGGAAGGACATATATATTATGAGGTTGATAATCTTTCACAAAATATAATTTATAAAGCCATTCAAAACAACAACGATGACAGAGGCTTGACACCATCTATTTTAAAGGCAGTTCCAGTAGCGCGCAGGTTTGTTTTGGAATACACCGGGGAAGAAGTTTTCTTACAGTTTGGATATGGTTCGGATTCAGAGCTGCTTTCTGAATCGGTCATTAATCCATCTGATGTCATTATGGATTTATACGGAAGGGATTATATAACGGATAGAGAGTTTGATCCTACTAAGTTAATCAGCACCGATAAATTTGGAATTGCACCGGCCAATACTACTCTGACAATCGCTTATCGAGTAAATACAACAAGAGATGTCAATGCGGCTGTCAATACCATTAATGGCATCGGTACTACAAATTTTAAGTTTAAAAACGCCGGCGCCTTAAATACTTCTACTCGCGCCGACGTAAGGAATTCTTTGGAGCTTACCAATGTGCGCCCAGTGGTGGGCGACATATCTTTGCCTTCTTCGGATGAGATTCGCCAACGTGTAATATCATATTTTGCCGCACAGCATCGAGCGGTTACGTTAGAGGACTATCAGGCAATGGTTTATTCAATGCCGGCCAAGTTTGGCTCCGTTAAACGCTGTTCAATATCACGTGATTTTAGTGAGTTTAAGCGTAATTTGAATTTATTTATAATTTCGGAGGACCCAGAAACAACCAAACTAATACTGGCGAACCAGACGCTTAAAACTAATTTAAAAACCTGGATGGCGCAATACAAAATGATCAATGACACAGTAGACATTTTTAATGCAAGAATAGTAAATTTTGGTGTGGAATATATTATAGTAACAGATTATGAAACAAATCGTTATACCGCCTTGAACAAAGCTACTGCGGCATTAAAAAACCTGTTTAACAAACCAAAAGATATTGGCGAGCCGATTTATATAACTGATGTTTATAAAAAACTCCAAGAAGTGCCAGGCATAGTTGATGTCTTGTCAGTTGAAATTATAGAAAAATCAGGAGGAATATATTCTTCCATATCGTATGATTTTGATGATGCCATGTCGGCTGATGGTCGACAGATTAGCGCCGAACGAGACGTTGTTTTTGAATTAAAATATCCGAACACTGACATTAAAGGATCCGTTAGATAATGGCCATTAAAAGATATGTTGCCGTTGCAGATAATACTATAACGAACGCATTTGAATCCAATCTGGCAACTCGCGGCACTGGCTCCAACATGGGTGCTGCTGACAGCTTAGAAGTTTTTTCCTTATATGGGCAGGTTTCAAGCTCTTCTGGGCTATCTAGCGAGCTATCGCGAATATTAATTAAATTTCCTGTAAGTGCCTCGGAAGCCGGCGTTACCTCAATCCGCGAAGACCGCGTTGCAGGAAATATACCCACGAGCGGCAGTGTGAAATTTTATCTTAAAATGTACAATGCCGAGCATCCATTTACTCTCGCACGCGATTTTCAGTTAAACATCTATCCCGCTTCATCGTCTTGGGAAGAGGGCTACGGCCTAGATATGGAAGAATATAAGGACATTACTTATGATAATACTGGTTCTAATTGGGTGGCAGCAGCCGGAACCGATGCTGCTGCAACCGCAATAGTTACTTGGTATGCCGGCGATCGCCCGGAGGCTGGTGACACTATTACAATTATTGATGCCGCTGGAGTATCGAAGGCGTATATTGCCGCCGCATCACAAGATTTAACTTCTGATCCACCCAAGTGGCACGCTTCTAATACTACT